ATTGGCGGGCTTGGGTGCTGCGCTTCGTCTGAGGACAAGCATCCCTCCGAATGGATGCTGTCGCGGTCAGAGCCGGAAACGCCGCAAGGGCTTCAGTAATCTACGCGCAGGATAGTACAGGCGAGATCAGTTTACAAGGGGTTTTGATCTTGGCCTAGTAGCTTAGCGATGCGCCTCCCCTAGTACGCCACCTATGGCGCGTCTTTCCAGAAAAATCCCTCGGAGCCGTCATGGCACCGCGCCCAATACCGTAGTTGCAACCGCATGGGCTGCCATTCCGACGGCTGATGCCATCGCCATTCACCTGTCGGACTCATCTCTGCGATCTCGCTCATTCCTCCTCCTAGCCAGCCGATCCCGGCAGCGAGTCCTCCCCATCTGCCCTTGCGATCAATCTGCGCAATCGTCGCCCCAACTTGTTCGCTTGCCAGCAGCAGCAATGTTCCTGTTGGCCCTCAACTACACACGCATGACATGGTTTGATGCCCTTCAACTGCGCGACAATATCTTCGATGTCAGCGCCAACCTCGGCGTTGATGCGCTCAATGACATGGGCAATGCGCTCATCGAAACCTGCCGACGCATTCAGTGCAAGCTGCTTCGCATCGCCCAACTCCATGATGATATAGCGCTTTTCGCTCATCACTCCTCCTATCCTGCCGATTGCTGCTACGCGTTAATGTCCGGCACGTCGTCGCCGAACTTACTGGCAACGTGGGCGCGCATGGCGGCAACCAATGGTGAGGCACTCTCAAAAGATGGGCCTTCCGAATTGGTGAATGCCTCCCACCTGTCCTGAGTCCTATCCGGTGAATCCGCTGGAAGAAACAGCAGGCTAATAAGACCCCGCTCAATGAGCGGGCCGCCGTCGCCCCAGTTGCTACTTGGCGCGAAGTCCGCCAGATCGCCATCGACGAACACATACAGATGGGGATGCAGACCCTTCTCGAACGCGCTATCGATTTCTAGGCCCTCAGCTTTCGCCACCCAGTAGTCAAGAAGCGCGCCCTCCAGTTCCGCCACCTTCATACCGTTTCCCCTTGCGTCATCCGGCGCACCGTTTCCGCCATTGTCACACGCGCCACCTCCCCGTCAATCACGTGCGCCGCGATCGAATGCGCCTTCGCCAGCCGCACCTTCCAGTGCTTTAGGGTGTGGTGCGACGCGCCGTACTTGCGCACGAGGATGCGGCAGACGATCTCTGGCGGGAACTGGTGGACGTAGTAGTACTGGAGCAGGCGCTTCGAGATGGGATCGGCGATGCGCTGCCAGGCGCGCTCAACCAGCCAGCCGTCTTGCACGTCGCGCGGGATGGGTGGCTCGGCCACGGTGCCCTTCTCGGCGTCGCGCAGGGCCGTGGCCAGCTTTGCCCACGAGGCGCAGCACTGCGGTTGCGAGCGCGGGTCACGGACCACTGCTGCCCAATTTTCGAGGCGCTTCTCAATTCCCATTCCCCGCTTCCTCAGCTGTTCAGTTCTTCAATCGTCCAGGCCAGCAGATCGACCTCGTCTGCCTTCACCTGCTTGAGCGCCATGCGGTTGCCATGGATTCCGGTCTTGCCGCGGTGATGCTCCGGGCAGAGAGGTACAGCCAGCCAGTTCTCCGCGCGCTGCGCCATCCCCTGCCCTTCACGCACATGGTGGATTTCGGCCGGCGTCTCGCCGTACCCCAGTCGCCGGCACAAGATGCATCCCAGCGCGGCTACGCGGCCTAGGTAGTCCTTTTCGGCCCGGGTCAATTTCGCCCCCTATCCCGCAGAGCGATCTCCAAAGGATGCTTCGCAAGCGCCTCCAGCAACGTTGAATTGTTGATGCCCAAGTGCTTGGCCCATTGCGCAACGTTCATGCGCTTGCCGTCAAACTCAATCCAGCGGACGCTTTTGCGGTTTTCGTTCTGTTGTTGGCGTGTCGCCCAGCGGCAGTTTCCGGGCTCATAGCCGCGTGACCCGTCAAGCCGATCAATCGACATGCCTGCAGGCGGCTCTCCCATATCTGCAAGGAAGTTCTCGAAACTCTTCCATCGATCACAAACCTTCATTCCTCTCCCGCCGTATTGCTCGTAGCCCGAGGCCGATTTGATTTCGCAGCGAGCGATCATTCCAGACCAAATCTTGTACGCGCGGGTAGGCTTTCGGCTCGCGCACGCTCCGTGCCTGGTCATTTTCTTCGCAACAAGTTCGCGACGCAGGCAACCGCAACTCTTGGTCTTTCCGCTTTTCAGTGAAGGATGGCCAACCAGTTTCTCTGTGCCGCACGTGCATACACAAAGCCAAGAGCGGTGCGCTTTGTCGGACGACATCTCGCGAAGAACAGTCAGGCGTCCGAACGTCTGTCCCGAAAGGTTTTCACGCCATGCCCTGGTCATAGGAACCCCATCACCTTGTTCACAACCTCATCTAGCTGCGCACGGTTCGCGTAGTTGCTCAGCACGTGCTCAAGGAGAACATCAGCTACAGCCGAATACAGTTCCTCGAACTCAGGCTGTTCCATGTTCGCGAAGCTGATCGATCGGGCTTTCAGTTTCATGGCACCGTCGATGCGGAAGGTCTGTTCGTAGTAACCGGCCAGAATCGTCACATCCTCGCGAAACTGCTCAAAGTTCTTAGCGACGGGCAGACCTTTGTGCGTCTTGTGCTTTCGACCGGGATCCCAAGCCTCATAGCCCACATTGAGCAGCGCGAAGAACTTGCGATGGAATTTGGAGTTCCGCTTTTGTACGGTCTTGATCTCCACCATCTCGCCGGGCTCCAGGTTGAACAGGCCGTTCACGAACCGGCGCCATTGCTTCTTGCCCTTTTCGCCCAGGCCGTCGATGGCGCCGAACAGCACGCGGCGGGCGGCGGCGCGATCCACCTCGGGGATTGCTACGGGCGCCTGCTTCACGAGGGTGATTTCGCTCATCGTCCAGCCTCCTGAAAAACGGTCTTGATCGCGGCTGCCACTGTGCGGCGGTTGGCCGAATCGGCCAGTTCCGCGCCCAGCGCGAGTGCCGCACCGATGGCGCGGTACTCATCGCCCGAACAGCCCCACTTGCCGGCGGCGTTGCCGCGCTTGAACACGCCGCGAATGGCCTCTAGGCCCTCGGCAGCGATGCGCTTTTCGTGATCGGTCAATTCGCGCGACAGGACGGCGGCGAGGTTCACGGCAGCGGCCAGCGTGTGGGCGCCACGCTCAGTTCCGGTGCCTTCCTTGAAGCCCTCCAGCGTGCCCAGCGGCGTGAGCTGCAGGTCGGTCTTCATTTCCTGCGACAGGCCGAACACCAGCGGCAAGCCGCAGGCGCGCGGGCGGTAGCTTGAACGCTTGCGCATCACGCCCTCGCCAGCCGAACGCGATTCCACCGACAGTTAGGCGCCCGGTGCCCGAAGCCTCCGCAGTAGCAACAGAAGCCGTTCCAGTCGTCTGCTCGCGTACCCTTTTCTGCGTCCATCACACGATCCCCTGTTTCCGAAGCCACTCGACCCGCGCATCGGCCACCTGCTCAATCGCCGCCACGAACTTCTTGCACGGCTTCTTGCGCAGCGCGTCGTAGCGCACCGACTTGATTTCCTCTTCCGCGCACTTGCCGCGCCCCATCAGCGCAGCGCCGCGGTCCTCCTGCAGCGAGAACTTTGTGCAGTCCACGCAGCGAACGTCGCTCATGCAGCCCTCCCGATTGCCTGTTGCAGCATGCGCAGCGCCATGCCGCTCTTAACCTGATCCGTGGTGAAGCGCAGGACGCGCCAGCCGAGCACGGCGGCAGTGGAGTACTTGATGCAGTCGGCCTCAAAACCGGAGCCGCGCGAATGCCTGCCATTGACCCAGTGACCGCCCTCCACCTCGACTGCCAACATCTCGTCGACAAAGGCCACGTCAAAACGCCATTTGCGCTCAGGGGCGAACTTGTATTCGCGGCACCAGCCGGATATAGCCTTCTCGGAAAGTTGCTGGCAGAGCATTTCTTCTCCCGGCGAGCGGGGCTTACCCTCAGACCAACTTTTCCCGATCGCGATGTATCGAACCAAGGTGTCTGAAATGCCGTACGTTCTCGCAATCGCCTTTTTTGCGATGCCCTGCTTTACCAACGAGCGGATCTCCGCAACCTGGCTTTCTGTCAGCTTGGCTCTGCCGTTGCTCTCACCATTGGCGGCACGACCCTTGCGCTTCTTGTCGACCATGTTGTCCGCGAGGCTGCCGGCCTGAAGATGGTCGGGCCTTACGCATAGCGGGTTGTCACAGACATGCATCACACACATCCCCGCAGCCAAAGGACCATGGGCTGCGACGTACGAAGCGACGTGCGCGCCAACGTTCTTGCCGTCGACTCGGCATGCGCCGTAACCATTTCCGGTGCGACCGCCAGTCCATTCCCAGCAGTACAAGCTGCGCTTAATCCGCGCACCGAATTTGCGCAGAAACTCGTTATCGGTCACATCATCCTCAATGCCAGCAGCCCGAAGGTGCAGCGCGAAGGTTTCTTCGCCCAGGCTCACATGTCACCCCGCAAGCTGTGCCGGGATGCGTGCCGCGGTTCCGGCGGCGTGTATCCGCGCTGCAAGTCGTGAAACAGCGTGAACTCGCCCTGATAAGCCAGCGGCACCATGCCGGTTTCGCCCTGGCGCTGCTTACCGATGAGCACCTCGCAAATGCCTTTGGCCTGGCTGTCCGGGTGATACACCTCGTCCCGGTACAGGAACATGATCGTGTCCGCGTCCTGCTCGATTTCGCCAGAGTCGCGCAGGTCGGCCATGCTCGGGCGCTTGTCGGCGCGGTTCTCCAGCCCGCGATTGAGCTGCGCGAGTGCAATGATCGGAATGTCAAGTTCCTTGGCTAGCGCCTTCAGGCCGCGCGAGTAACTGCCAACCTCTTGGTTGCGGTTTTCGCTCGGGCCGCCGGTCATCAGGCCCAGGTAATCGATCACGAGTAGATTCAGACCATGCTTGCGCTTGATGATGCGTGCCTTGCTGCGGACTTCAAGCAGCGTGAGAGCGGGCTGATCGTCCAGGTACAGGTTGAGATCGGAGATCTTTGCCGTGGCCGCGGTAAGCGAATTCCAGTCCTCGTTAGTCATCAGCTCCGGCACCCGCAGGCGGCGAAGCTGAACCTTGCCAAGCATGGCGATGTTCCGCTGGTGAAGCTGCGCCTTCGGCATTTCCATCGACAGCACCAGCGCGGAATAATCGCGTGCCACGTTGTTGCAGATGTTCAGCGCGAAGGCGGTCTTGCCCATCGCAGGGCGGCCGGCAACGATCACCAGTTCGCCGCCGCGCATGCCGCCGCCCAGTTTGTCGTCCAGATCCCGGAAGCCGGTTGGGATTGCCTTAACCTTTCCCTCTGCCTCGGCCTGCAACTGGTCAAAGTAGTTACCAAGGTCATCACTCGCCTTGACGGGCTCGCTCTTGACACGTTCTCGCGCCAATGCCTCCAGCTTCGATTGAACGCGATCAACCACAATCCGTGCCTCGTCCGCGCCAACAATCATTTCTGGCACATCCGCTGCCAGCAACAAAAGCTGTCGTTTGACGGCCTTGTCACGAACCACGGCGGCATAGCGGCGGATGTTGGCCGCGCTGGGCGTGTTCTGCACCAACGCGTTCAGGTACGACAAGCCGCCAACTTGCTCGGCTGCGCCCTTCGCTGCAAAGCGTTCGTAGACCGTCACCACGTCCGCAGGTTGCCCTGCGGTGATGAGTTCACAGATCGCGCCAAAAATCTCGGCATGGTCTGCACGGTAAAAGTGCTCGCGGGCCAGTCCATCAATGCGGTCAACGGCATCGTTGTCGAGCATCAAGCCGCCGAGCACCGACTGTTCAGCCTCAATGCTTTGGGGCGTTACAAAATCATCGCGCGCGGTCATGCAGCCTTCCGGTTGTGAAATTGCTTTGCTTGCTGCCCGACGCTTGTCAGCTCGAACACCCCATCGGGCTTGCAGACCCACAGCCGGTAGTAGCCCTTGGTCACGTAGTTCGTGAAATGTCGTTGCCAGTCGGCCTGCAAGCGCGCTGCATTTGCGCCGCCGTCCAGGTGCTCATGGCAGAACACATCCCATGCCAGTTCGAGAAAATCGGCCGGCAGGCCAACACCTTCCACGTACTCCATGAGCGGCGCATACGTCGTCACTGGCTTCACCCCGTTTGCCCTGCAGGCAGCGAGGAAGGTCTTCAGTGCGGTGCGCGGCTTACGTTCCCGCTTGGGTTTTTTCTCGGCTTTTGTCTCAGCCCCCTCGTCGCCGGTAGGCGATGGGGGGTTGGGGGGATTGTTTACTTCTTCTTTATTCTTCTCTTCTTTAGGTAACGGCGAAGTAACGCTGCCAGCGTTACCGGCATCGTTAC